TTATCCCCCCATGCACGTAATGTGTTGTAGGTTCCTCCGATAACACTGTTCATCAACCCCTGAATCTGTGCTGTAGTCGTAGATAAGCAATTTATAAAAGTGTTGTGACTACCACGGCACTCAATGTCTAGGCCAGAGTTAATTTCAAAATCGTTGTTTATGAACGTGTTGTACGCGGAAGACGTTTCGATGTAGATCCCGCCGCCATTAGCCTCAGATGTGCCAGATATAAATACAGAGTTAAGGCAATACGATAAATTAACGCCGGTAGAAGTGCAGTTTTCCGCGCGGAGATAGTACACATTGGCGCTAGATTCTTGTCCAACACCACGACGAGATACATTCAACAGTCGATCGGGCTGAATTGATTCACCGTACACAAATGCCGTATGTTCAAGATAATAAGTATTCAGGATGCCTGTCTGTTCCTCAAAACACGTTCCTGGGATATTTCTAAACGACATATCGAACTTTGACCGCGAGCACCCACGCTGTAACACTCCACCGGTAGAAGATGCATTACCTTCAACTCGCAAGCAAATATCTAACCCAACGCACTCGCCCGTTGTTACTCCAGCATCAAAAACCATTGCATAACCTGAACCAGTGTGGTGAATAACAGTTGCATGACTTCCGGCTAGTTTTAAGTGAACGTGCGCAAAATTTGGGCTGGTTGCGTATGAATAGTGGCCGTCATTAAAATAGTACGTTGTTACTGGTGCCCATGTGATGCCGGTATCCCATCCAGTCCAAGGGCTCGCCTCTGTACCTAACCCACCAGTCACAAAGTCATTTACCCGAACCGTATCATTTAAACGCGCTGATACGGTCCTTGCCACTGAACCAGATAGGGTATTTATAAACCCAATAGCAACCGAACCAGAAGAGCTAACTAGCTTGTTGATAAAACCTTGCACGGTAGACCAATACGCGCTAGCACTTGTCGCTATGGCGCTGGCAATCTGTGCGATTGAACTGGGTAATCCTTGCTGATAGCGAACTAAAACCTTTGAAGCCGCTGGAGGCGCTACGGTGAAGGTAATAGCTACGCCGCTTGTCCACTGGTAATCTGTCGTCGGCAATTTAGTTACGCCGTTAATTGACACATCTATATTGAACAGCGAGCCCGGATTAAAGCTAAGGTTTTTGGTCGTCCAAACCCCGTCTCCATCAAAAACATCGGCTTGCGCTGTCCCGTAAGTGGCTACAGTTGCAAGGTCTTGAACCGTCTTATATTCAATCTGCGTTCCATCGCTTGACCATGTGAATATACTGCCGCCGACTGGCGTTGGAATTGTCGTAGATCCATTGTATGAGTCAGAATCAGCAAGTCGTAATGATCGCTTGATTTGGTCACTAACGCGCTGCAAACCAAGCATCGCCTTATCGACCATGCGCTCTAGTGATTTTGCTGGTAGTGGGTCGTTAGCTGGAATTGATGTTGATTGCAACAAATCAGGGTATCGGTTAATAACCACGGCTAAACCGTTAGCAGGTGCGACTAGGAACGTAATCGTTCCGCCTGAACTATTCCCAGCCCCGGTTAGTGTGTAGTTAGTTGTTTCTGTTTGCTGTACCCCATCAACGTAAACATCGATGTCTGAGTTAGCAAGGAAATAGTACGGGAAAGCGTAAACCGTTGAGACACCGTTCCCCGTATAGCTGATGCGGTTATTTTCAGTCGATATGGTCATAGGTGCTCACTCGGTTTGTTGAATAAATAAGACTGGCCCATCTTCGTGTTGTTGGCCTCAAGTCGCTGTAAATAGCCGGGGCTTAATGATTCTTGTATGCGGTTCAATACAAGATAATCCATGATTGGCCTGATCCAGAACAGGTTAATAAATGGCGTATTGCCAATAGCATGATTAAATAGGTTGGCCGCTTTAAAATTGCCATCTGCCGCATCAACACGCGCTTTCTGCAACAGGTCAATCGTTTTGCCTAGTGCGCTAAATCCTGGGCCTGCAAATGCCTCAACTGATCCAGACATACGCCCAGATCCTAGTATCAGATCGCCATATATCCCCGCTCCGCCACCTTGAACCAAAGACACCATAAACAACCGCGCTGCCGTTGCTGCATCTTGCGTTGGATCAGCAGGCGTTTTGCCGCGTGCTAGTTGCTTGAGATTATATGACATATACCCGAAGGCTGTCGTTGTTGCGATAACCTTGGCTATTCCTTGCCATTCGCCGTTCCCATGTCTCAAAGCACCAATGATGTCGTCACCCATATAACCACGGCCATAAAGCTCACGGCCTAATATGCGCTGCATAAATGCGATAGTAAATGACTTGAATTGCATCATGGTGCGCATTCCTTCGCCAACCGCTGAACCAGCTTGAGTGCCTTGCACCATATCAACACGATTTTTAAGGCTAGGCTCAAGCGCCATAATTGAAGATTCATTTTTGTAGAACGTGGCTAGATTTTGCTCAATCTCTTTTTTTGCTTCGGCAATCGTTTGCGGTTTTACTTCGGTTTTGTTTGCCTTAAGGTGATTGGCTATCAATGACTCATCGGCATACTTGATATTGTCCGGCGTGATGTAGTGTTTCCCGTCTTCCGCTTGTTCGCTAATTGACCGGATAACATCCCACTTGGTTTCATTGATATTGTACTGGCTCAAAACGCGCTGATAGTCTTTGTCCAGACTACCCCACGGCAAATGCGCCTCTCCGCTCATATGGTGCGCCATGCCAAATCCGGCTGATATTTTCATCCGTTCAGCCCACTGTTGACCAAGACCAAGCTTCATAAATAATGATGTGGCTTTCGACCAGCTTCCATTCTCATCAAATGACCCTATGCGAGTCATTTCGCCTGTCATATTGTCCATGACAACGTTCAGCGCTGATGCTAGTCTTTTGGTGTTTTCAGAACTTAGATTGCGCCCTAACCCACTTATGGCTTCGTGCATACCGCTCAAATAAGTGCGCCCATGATAACTAGCAGCTGAACCATATACACCAATGTCGGCAAGCTGACTAAGGATCATCCCGCCAAGTTTGGCCATCGTTTCTACTGATCTGAAATTAGCCATTCGCCGTGCGAATGTTGGGTGATTAGTAGCGTTCATCGTGCCATCAATACCGGAAACATAACGATCTAGTTTTTTCTCGCGCGACTTGTAAAGCTCAAACTGTTCAAGGTTATCTGTACGCTTTGCATGTTCAAGTAAATCGCTTCTAACCGTTTTCATGAATGAATCAAGGTTAGTTCCGACCTTTTCAATGATCGCGGTCTTGTTTGCTATTCCTTCAAGATTTTTGACAATGCTCTCGCGTAGGCTGTTGTTGCCGTATTTCTTGTTGTATTCCATCCATGATGCAGCATCTTTGAAAATCAACTTTCTTGATGCACTCATCTTTTTTACTAGCCCTGGCTGTCCTGTCGCCGTGGCCATCGTATCCAATCCAATAGGGTCAGAATGATCGCCAGTTGAAAGCCGCAAAAACAGTTCATCTAACATTGATGCTGGCGTTGTGCTTTCTCCGGTAATTTCTATCCTGTCGAAGTCTAGCCAGGCAGCCATATCTTTAGACCACATGTCTTTACCGGCGGCCATAATCTTTTCTGCGTTGTGTGTTTGCTTGGTGATGTACCCATCAATTTTCCCAATCCATGCCCCAGCATCATTCGCTGCAATTCGCGATGCCTCTTGAGCTTTACGCACAATTTCCGCTATTTCTTTGGCTTCTTTTGGTAGTTCCGAAAGCCGCTTAATGCTTGCCGGGTCTTTGCTATCCATTAGACTGAGTGCTTCTGCAATCTCATCATCCATCACGCCGCTATTGAAAATTTTCAAATGGCCTGACGCTTCAAGGTCATGCGTGAAGGATGATAGATATTTGTCGCGTAGATATGCTTGAGCCTGCGCGACACCATCTTTTGCGCCTTCAACCGCGCGATTAGTACCGACCAGGATGGCCTCGACTCCTTCGGCCATATTGTGGCTAAAGTGCTTTTTAACCCACTCCACCTTATCTATGCGTTTAATCAGGTTATTGGCTTGGTTGCGGCGTTCAATAACAGCCGCTAGTTTTTCATTATTGGCGTATTTTTCAGCGGCCAAGATGGCTGCATCACGGGTATTGGATACGATACCCTTTGCCAATAGATAGCGTTGAGACTCCCGCAAGTCGGTAATCATCTGGATCATTTTTTCTTCTGGCATTTCCCCGCCAAAAGCTTTGTTTATTACCTCAATACACTTATCGGTCGCCATTAGCCAATCCCGCATAATGCAGCCGCTTTGGCCGCGTTGCCGTACTGTTCGGAGGTTGCCACCATGTCATCAAGCTGTTTCAATGCTTTGTCGATCATTCCGGCCTTCTCTGTCTCGCCTTTGGCTAACAGCATATCGCGTAACCCGGTTAGCCGCTCTGTTGCTCGCTGGTTAAACTCTTCAGCCTCGACTGATTCAGGCTTTGCGATGTATGACTTGATGCGCTCTAACTGCTGCTCACTGGCAATCTTTGCATTGTGATCAAGCCCTAGACTGTTCTCTGGTTTGCGGTGAGATTCTACTGCTTTTTTTACATCGCCAATTGACGCGCGTGGGCCTAGTTCGCTGGCCTTTTCCGTGCGGTAAACCGCCTCGACTTCGGGCTTGTACCCGTCCAATACTTGAGCCAATCCAGTCTGAAACGCCGCCGCGTTTGTCTCTGGGTTATGGCTCGCCACAATCTCTTTAGCCGTGGGTGTTAGCTTAGAGCCCATCTCAGCAATCACTTTGCCATCTTCAATAACTCGTAACCCTCTGGATCTAGCCTCATCAACCAGGTTACGGTGAGCCATTGCGGTTTCAGCCATATCCTTACCGGCTTTAACTGTTGTTAAATGGAAGTCTTCGCCATCAATATGGCCTTCTGCTGTTGCGCCGCCATAATCGGCTTTTAAGCGCGTATCAACCTGAGTAATGCCTCTTGCTTCCATTGGCGCGGAAACATCGCCATAGGCTGCTATACGGTCGGCATTTTGGGTTGATAGCGGATAATTAGGCGCTTCATCAATCTTAGGTGCTGGCTCGGAAATTCCAGCCGCACGCTTCATTTCATTAGACCAACTCGCCGTTGCTTCTTTGACTTTCTCTGGGGATAGATCTGCGCGCTTTTCAAACGCTTGCACCTGCTTTATCTCTTCCAGATCAAGGCCAGAAAACCGCATATGTAGATCAGGACCGGCTCTGAATTTGTCACCAAGGGCGCCGCCTACTCCGTGCATACCACCGCCCATAATGGCACCGAAGCCAATGTTTAGCAGTGAATCGCCCATTGTGTATTCATCGCCTAGCTGCTCGTGCATTCCATAAACAAGCGGTTCTAGCATTGCAGCCCCGGCAGCCCCCTCGATAGCCCCGTATGCAGCCCGTCCCGCAAATCGTGCGCCTGTTCTTCCGGCGGTATTAGCCAACATCCTAGCCCAGCGTGCCTCGCCCACAACGGGGATGAATGCCGATGCTATGTTTAGTGGGTCAGTTGCACCAACGATTAAGCCAGTAGTGAATCTTGACGCCGTGCCAAAGAAGCCATCTGGTGCCCGTTCTAGCGTGCTATTGCGTTGAGCCTCAAGTCTGCGCCGGTCAACCATTAAAGCAGTCGCCTCGGCGGTTAATCCGCTGATAGGCGCATCAATTTTAACGCCCATCTCTTTTGCGTAATCTTCCGCCTGTTGTTTGCTGTAACGCTCGCCGCGACTATTGGCCCTAGATACCCGCGCATTGTCCATAAAAAGCGTCATCGGATTATCTAAAAATGCACCTTCCGCCGCCGCGCCTACGCTGTCCCATGTTGAGGCCGGTGCCTCTGACATAGAAGATACTGGTGCTACTATGGGTGATCGCGTGTACATTGCCATTAGTTATCACCTGTCGGCATGGTCAAGTCAGCTGCTTTAGATCCTAAACCGGCGGTGAACTTGTTTGATTTATCCGCTTTGATCAGTTCCATGTTGGTGTTCTTTTTCTCCAGCTCATCGAACCTAAAATGCACTTGCTTGCCATCGTTATTAAACACAGGCACCAATTGCGATCTACCGCCTCGGTCTTGATTGTAAAGATACACGCCGCCGCCGTCTTCATCGTTCACAAAGGTATGATTGCGCTTGAGTGAGTCAATGTAATTCTGTTTATTGTCGGCATCATAAGTACCTGGAGCTGCAATCGGTATGCGCAAATTCAGCTTGTCCAAGTTATCAATATTCCAATTCAGCATACTTTCAACTACTTTGTCATTGCGTTCAATCGGGATCATGTACCCTTCTTTAAACGTGTAATTGGCTCCGACTGTTTCCTTGTAAGCTTGAGCTGCTGCCTTTTCTGGATCTACGCCCTGGGCAACATACGAATAGGCCAGTTTTTTAGTATTGTTTGACCATATGTTAAACAACACAGCACCGTCTGGCCTATTGGCTGTTGCATGTCCAAACGATGCCATTTTACCCATCAATGAATCGTCGATCACCTTTGCCGTAACGCTTCCGATATTTTCCTTTAGATCAGGCAGTTTTACGTTTGCCAAAGCGCCTAGCCTTGTCTTAGCTCCAAGGTCGCGCATATCGGCAATCACCAGTGCCGTCTCTGGTAACTTTCCTTCGTCGGCAAGCTGTTGAAATACCGTTGGAAAGTGCTTCCCATAGTCTGCGCTTAACTGGTCAACAACAAGCGCAGGATTGGGGTTTTTTGGGTCATTAAACCGCTGCATAATTTGCGCAGTATCTTGATCGGTCAACAGCCTGATTTTATCAACCCCAAGCCGCTGCTGATTGGCAACCAGCATGTTGTTATATGCAAGGCGAGACATTGCTTTTTTGTCAGGGCTCGCAGTAGGGTCGGCCTGAATGTTTGACATCACCTTGTAGGAGTTTGCTACCGTCTTATCGGCTTGCAGTAAGTATCGTACTGGGTCTTTGTTCTGCGCCTCAACTACACGCTGCGCGGCCTGTTGCAGCGCATTGAACGTGATTAGATCGCGCGTTGGATTGTCTGATCCTTCTTTGGGTTTGGCCGCCATCAACTGCGCATTGATCTCGTATGCGGATTTGTTATTCATCGCTGCCGTACCCTGTCCAATAGCTACCGTAGTAGCAACTTTTTCAGCGTGCCACCGCGCCCCGGATTGATCGCCAAAGGCCGCTTGTGCCTCTTCCAGCGTTGGAACCATATCAGGCACTGGCAAACCGCTGTTTACCGCTGATCTAGATTGTTCGGCTCGCCATTCTAAATCCGTTTTAAGCTTCTCGTGGCCGTTTGCAATAACCCTTCCGGCCTCATCGCGGTAGCGTAACAAGGTCTGCATATCTGCCGAGTCAACGGACTCATTGCCAACTGTCCCGGTTTGATATTGCAATGGCACATTAGGATCGATTGGCACGTGCTGAATGGGATTTCCTGCGCCGTTCTCTGGCCGCGTAACTTGGGTGCGCATCTCAATTTTTGGAACTCTCCCGATCCGTTCCATGATCTGATTTACATATCCAGTCGTATCGGGTGCGGATTTGTTCACCGGGTCTCGAAAGTTGGATATGTGACCCGATTTATCAACCACATCTTCACCAGAGTAATAAGCCGCCGCGATCTTCTGATAATCGCCGCCAAATTTACGACTTAGATCCTGAATCAGCGCCAACCCTGCCGCCGTGTTTTGCTCTGGGTTTTTCCAACTCCAGTCTTTCGGTATCTTGCCGTCACGCTTCAGTCCATTAAACGCTTGCCTTGCTCTTTCCGTTGTTGCTCTCTTGCCCAAAAATTGCCAGCGCAATAAGCCCGTCATGCTGGTTTAAGCCGACCTTTTCAGCAGCGGAATTGAATGTTTTGTCACCAGATAATTCTGGCGCTACTGACTTCACCATGTCTGGCGCCATATCTTTGGCGTCACCAAATAACCGGCGGCTGATTTTGTTGTATAAGTCTCCTGGGTTTGCCGCTAAGTCCCGCTCAAGCCCAGCAGCAGTTAAGCCCTCCTCGGTTAATTTCTTTAGCCGGATAGCCATATCCGTTCCGACATTTGGCATCAGTTTTTTCAGGTATTCCTTTGCCTCTGATGGCGTATTCAATCCCTGAACAACCATAAGCTTCATCTTTTCGACTGCTTCGGTATATTCGTTTGTGCGAGCTTTTACATTCGATTCAGCCTCGAATTGCATAGCTTGAGTTACGTGGCCAACAAGCTGATTCTGTAACGTAGGCTGGATCATTTCTCGGGCGCGTTTGTTTGGCGCCGAGGCAATTAGATCGTTGTTGTACTTCTCCATTTCCGCCTGCATTTGCGGCGCGTAACCCGCTGCTGACCCGTCCGCATTTGCTTGTTCTTGTTTTGCAATTGAATATTCATGCCACTTTAATGCGCTGTCTGTGGTTGATTTTAATACCCATGACTTGGCGATTTCTTCGTCATGCTGATCAATTATTTGCTGGCCTACTTGCGCAAGGTTTTGCATGGCGTTACCAACTGAGCCACTAAATTGCTCGCCTTGAGCCCTTGGAGTTGAATTGCCAAAGCTGGAATCTGTCGTTTGTTCATAAGTAACTATTTTTGGCATTGTTTAACCGCCGTATGTGTTGTAGCCAGCCAAAGCAGCAGCCCCAGCATTAATAACCCCGCCCATAACAGCGGCATTAGCATTACTTCCAGCAACATCGGCAGAATATTTGTCTAAGACAGCTTGGTTTTTATATCCTAACGATTGCAGCTTTCCACCGTACCTAATATTAAGCGCGTCTAACTCTGCATTCTGTGCCGATTGCTTAAACATATTACCGCCAGAGCCATCAAGCCCTATTCCAGACTCTGACAATCCAGCGGCGGCGGCTCCAAGCGCCATAGCCGACCTTCTGCGCTGTTGCTCTTCGTTTAATCCTGCTTGCTGTAGTGCTGATTCTGACTTTTGCGCATCAACAACCGCATTGTAGTTTGAAGCGTTTTGTTGTGATCGCGCCGATGCTTGCGCGGCTCCAGCCGAAGATATAACCCCAAGCGTCTGAAGCCCAACCATTGCGATTGAAGGTAGTGCCATTGCTGCCATTATTTAACCCTCGCAAACAGTAGGCAATCTTCGCCGGTATCGGTGTATTTTTTCATAATAGCCTCTTGCTTAAAACCGTGCATCTTTACCCACCGTATAGACTGCGGGAAGTTTGCCGCAACAATAGCTTCTATCCTATGCTCCAGCCGTGAATCTAACCCACGTTTAACCGCGCGATTCAGCTTTACCATCCCGCTAGGGCCAATCCGATCTGCAATCAAAGCCCAAACCGTAACTCGCTGTTTTGACATCGATGCAAAGCCACCGCAAGCCACAACCACGCCATTATCCCTGGCGGTATAGCTCTCAATGCTTTTCAGATAATCAGCATAAACTGGATCTTCTAACATGCACTGCATGTATTCCTGATTCGGCTGTAACACCAATTCGGCAAGATCGCTAGTTTTGAAGTGGCTAATTATCATCCTCGGTCATTCGTCGTGATTTGCGGCATGAGTGCCACAATAAAACACGGTAGCGGATAGTTGTGACTAAAACACATCCAAGGGCTACTATCCCAGTCTGCAGTCCATTCTATCCTCTTGTCGCCAGTAAATAGCGGTATTGAGTTATCAAGCGCATCGGCAGCCGTCCTGAACTCAATTTCATCTAGTGCTGTGAACGTATTACCGTATTCTAGTCCAACCGTATCAATCAGGCGAACAACTGCAAAGTTAATCCGCGAATACTTGCCCTGCGTCGTGCCATCAGCCGATCCGTAGTTGAGCCGCATTGTCTGCGCTCTTGCTTCGTAACCTAGTCCTATTTGTGCTTTATAGGCTGGCGATTGAAGCGTAATTGCGCCACCTGTTACCGTTCTATCTGGGTGAGTTGCACCATCAGCAAGTATTGTTACTGTTTCGCCTTCTAGCCATGTTAAGCCGCTAATCGTTGTTGATGTCATTCCCCATGAACCAAGTGGATAAACAAAAGTAGGGAATGCCGCCGTGATTGTGCAAGTAACCACAATAGCGGACACGTAACCAGTTATCAGTGCCTTAGCATTGATGTACTCAGTGTAAGCGTTTCCTGATTCATCTAACGATTGCTGGCTATAACGATAGTAGATGTATCGTCCAACGTCACCAGGCACAAACACGGGCGAATCACATGTGAAATTCACCCCTGTAGATCCAACCGTAGCAGCTCCAGATGTAGCAACCAATCCGGCAGATATTGCCCCGTCGAGAGTCGCCCCACAATCGACATAAAAATCATCATGCGGGTCGTCATTTGTGATGTGCTCGCTATCCATCCACTCAACCGTACGCGATACCGATCCATTTATGGTGCGTTTTACAAGTGCCCACAACTCATCACGGGTGCCATCAGGTGAAGGTATAGACGCGATAGACTCAACGACACCATCACCGCCAACCTTATGACGGTGCCAGCCGCCATGTGGTGCTTCTGGGTACTGTTCTCGGTTATAGGTCATGCCGATCAATTGGCCATCACTGCGAACCATCCACAAGATGCTATAAGGCTCTTGCTGATAGACAAGCTGTGACGCACCTGGGCGCATGATGTGCTCAGCTAAAACAGATTGATCAACTGATTGGTATTGGCTCTGGTAAACATCAAAGACAATATCTCTTAGCTTTACCCCGGCGCGCTGAACAAACAAAACAACGTTGTTTACATGGGCAGGCGCGGCGTTCTTTGAGCCTAGATTAGATATAGGAACCGCTGTTACATTGTCAGGCCCAAAAGGCTGCTGCTCTGTCTGCGATTTAATCACCATCTCAGCACCAGCCGTGCCGCACAATAAGCCTTCATTCTGAGCGCTTGACGGTGCCATCCATTGCAATGAGTTCACTTGTGCCGTTTGCAACCGGACAGATACAGCCATATCCGCTGTTTGCAGTCCGCTAAGGTCAAGCGCTGAAAAATGCTCGTAGTCACCTGAAACACTCAATACAACATCTTGACCGCGACCTAATGCTAGGCGCTGGCGAAAGAACGCGCATTGGGTCGCATAGCCGTCAGTCGCATTGAATAGTGAGTAAGCCCACTTGGCTGAAGCGTTACCAACCAACACGCAACCATCCGGCAAGCTTGCCTGTGTACTTCCAGTGCTTACCGGTACCACCGTACCAGTTACTTGCGTTCCAGACGTGTAACCAGTGATCAGAATATTGCCAAATCCAGAGTCTTGATATTGCCATTGAACGCCAGTATCGCCATCGTAAACAGCACCTTCCGTATGTGTTGGCCTATCACCACCAGTAGTGCCTGCATTAAGTGCTTTATAGTTGCGGCCCGATGCGCGGCGTAGGTCGTTAAGCAAAACAGCCTTACCGGCCTCCCATGCCTTCACGCCCAAAACGGATTTTTGCTCTAAGTAAAACAATGTCCCAACCATATTGGCCGTGAAGATGCTTGCCGATGCAGTAAGCGTTACCGCGCCAGTAGCAGCGCTTGCGTAGACCGTGGTTGATGTTGTGTTTTTAGTCTTGAATGGCCCACCTACAAAACTAACCGTATTCATCGACCAGTATTGAGCGCCTAAACGGCTCAACTTATACAGCGGGTATGACCCTTGCGCGATGTAAACAACATCGGCAGATTCAACAAAGCGTAAATTGAACTCGCCCGAACTATCGACCAGATCTAAAACGGAATACGGCGAATAAATCTCAAGTATTGACCCGGTAAGCGGGTGCCAGTAGGTGGCGTCTGGAGGGGCGTTCCCGATGGTTGTCGTTTTACATGCGTAATTTATCCCCGCATTCGACACAATTTGCCCATTTGTGTAGGTAGTAGCGCCCGAGTAAGCAGCAACACCCGTGACGGTCGCTTGGCCATGGTTAGTGTAGAACCGGATGTAATGGTCGCCAAACTCTAGGATATAGGCTTGCGTTGTATTGAACTCAAACCGAACTAACCAGCACTTGTTACTATTAGTTTTTACGTTGGCAACATAACGAAACCCGCCGCGCCGCATAATCGGGCCTTGGATCATCGGTATGAAGTTCTCGCAGATGCGTAGACCTTGGTTGTATTTTGGTATGTCTACTCGACCCTCAAGCCGTGGCGATAACTCCCCGGCATTGAATGATGAGAGCATCGGGCTTGAGCGTGGCATTTAGAGCCTTCCTATAATCCAAGAGTCGTCGGCAATGCCTTGAGGCGATCGCTGGACTGCATTAACAGACACAGCGTCTTTGATAGATTGCTTGTAAGCGGCCACCATTGCATCGCGCTTGCTGTTTGAATTGGTAATCTCTTCGCAACACGTGAACGCAATCTGAGCGGCTAGGGCGGTACAGAATAGCGGATTGAACAACCCATAGTCGGTTACATCTCGCACGTAGCGAATATTTAACGGCGAACCGTAATCCGTTGCGATTGTTCCGGCCTCAATGGAGTACGGGCTATCATCAATGGTTCGGTAGTCGGTAAGGCTTGGTGATTCGTAATTCTCGCCAACCTGAATCATCCGAAGAAAATCAGACGGCAATTGATAAGCGTATGCATACCCAAACGTGGGCGCATCAGATAATGCTGGCAATGATTCTCGCTTGATGGCGAATGACCAAAAGCGCTTCTCTAATTCTGCTCTGCGCAACATATCAATGACAGCAGAAACCGACCTAGCAGACTTGTTGTTATCCGCTAGGCTGGTAATCCGTGCTGCACCTAACAACGTCAGGGAAAAATTGGCAACATCAGTATCAGATGCCATCTTAGCCCGCTAAGTTATATTTGCCGCTGGTTTCAATGTAGGCGTGAAATTGATCCAAAGCCACATAAATTGCATTGATCGCGTTTGAGGCCGATAAACCGGAAGCTCGCAAGGCGTCAAAATCCACCGTTAGCTCAATCGGCGCAGTTACAACAGCAGCGCCAACCGCATCAACAACAGTATGGTCATTGCCTGAAACTGCGACACTATAGCGTCGTGTTGCCATGTTATATCCTTTCAAAAACCCCCGGCGAACCGGGGGAAAGCCAACATGAAACTATTAGTTACCGTTATCTACATATTGCACTTCCAAACCAGCACGGCCAGCCGCGCCAGTATTGGCGGTAGTCACCTTGATGCCGATGTCGAACATGCCACCAGGATCAACAGATAAGCCGATTGCTTGCCACAATGGAAGCTCACGCAACAGTGTAGTGTAGGTAGTGCCAGTGTTGGTTACGTCTTTTCGGTCAGCAGCTACGGCCATCGTAGTAGCAGCGGCGAAGATTGAACCAGAACCGGTATTGGCAGCAACACCAGTAGTAACACCGGCGCTGTTTGCTGTGGTTTTGTATACCCCAACATCACCGGCCAAGGTCGTCATACCAGTAACGCAAGTCAGATATACACCGCGAACCATTGCGGTAGTAGGAACCGATACCAATGGAAAGTAAGAGGTTGCAGAGTCAGCAGCACCTACCGCCACCGATCCGATACTAGAGCGCAGTGCACCGCGTTCCAGTCGTCCGTCATTTAAGACGTTAGGCGTAGCATCACGGTTAGTGATAACGCTTGATTTTGTATTTACAACAGCCATTTTGTGATCCTTTCATAAGACCAAAAGGGGCGGACTATGCCGCCCACTTCATTAAGCGCAAGGGATTTGAACGACTTTCTTTTCTTCGATACGAGTCGCGCCAAAGGTACCGTAAACGTAAGCTTGATATGGCAAGCCAGCCAAGTCTTTACGTTGCGATACGTCCGTGGTGATGTCGTTCCACAAGCCCAAGTGCATACCCGACTTAACATACATTGGCACTTGAGTTTGCGAAGATCCGTTCAAGGTCAAGCGTTCGGAGTGGATAAAGTCAACCTTGCCCCAGCTCATCACAAAACCATCATTTACCACGGCTTTTTCACCGTTGTAATCTGAGTTGATTACTTGAACCTCGTCCATCAAGTTCCGGTTCTGTTTGGCCGTGATAACGCAAGTGATGCGCTCTCCGCTCGATGGGTCCCAAGCCTCGTTAGCCAATAACAACTGAATACCGGCCTTGAGCTTTTCTACGTTCATACCAGTAGCAGCCGACGCGCCTTCAGAAGCCGACACGATTTGACCAGCAAGGAACGATGTAGACGTGCCACCGTCGATACCGGTTTTAGCAGTACCGAAGTAAGCAGCGATGATTTCATCATCTTTTGCACGGTTCATGGCCGCAGCGCCGTTTTTCACATAGCTTGACTGAGGATCAATCAGCAGACGGAGCTTGTCGATTGAGTCAATCATGTCAGACCAGTCATAATCGGAAGGCAGTACCCACCGACGATCTACGGTTTGCTCTGTAGGGGTAATCGCTGGGTAGCGCGTGGTACGTTTAGTGGCAAAGGTAGGCGCGATTTGATCTACTGGTGATGCTTGCTTGCCAGTGTAGTTGCCAATCGTTACTGAATTGCTTAAACGTGAGCCGATTTGTTGAGACAGCAGCACCAAGTTAGTGCTGTATTGTTGAATGTAATGTTGTGCGACTGCTTGTGACATAGTTAATGCCTCCAAAAAGATTTAATAAACTCTCTCGAAGGGCTTGCCGTTTCCGGGCCGTTCTGCCTGATATGGCCTCAGGTTAGCCTGTATTCATTAGCGGGGCTTTGGGCCTTGTCGCTGGATGACGCGACCGAAGCCGCGCCCCATTTCTTATTTGTCTCTACCTTCTACCACATACGTCTCTAGCTCTGCCGCCTTATCCACGATTGTAGGGGCGTCTTTGCCATGACTAAATACCAATTTTACCAATTCTAGGCGGATTTCCTGTAAATGCAAGTCAGATACCGCTTTTTCTTGCGGTTTTTCTGGCAATTTCAGGATTGGTTGCTTATGTTGTTGTCCGCTCATTCTGGATACGCCGCTTTCTGTAACCGCGTCATCTCGGCAACCTTGTCTTTATCGCCGTTAATGTACCCAGTAGACCATTCTTTGTTAGCCAGTAATGACTGAATCTTTCCTTTTGCCTCGCCAGGGGATGTGCCAAATCCACCTGACCCGCCCATGCCAGCCGCCATGTGTTCACCAAGACCTTTACCAGCGTTTGCGAACATGTGAAGCATTGCAGCTGTGCCAATTGCGCTTTCAATCTTACCGATAATCTCTTGACGCTCTTGCGCGGTCTTTGCGGGAATAAATTGCTGCGCAAATCGCTTGCCAAGCTCGATATTGGCATCTGCTTCTTTACCCCATGATTGCATGGTCTTGTTAAATTCTTGCTCTGATTGCACAGCTTGCTGTTCTTGCAGCTGCGCCTGTTGCTGCGCCATGTAATCGTTCCAGCGTCCGGCCAGCTTCTCTGCTTGCTTTGGTGGAATGCCTGACTCGTGCATCCACTTTGCAGCCTCGCCAGCAAATTCAGCAGGCATACCTTCTGGGACTGGCAACTTATACCCGTCAACCGTATCGGGTACGCCCATCTTCTTGTAAAACGCGGCAAGCTCTTCCGGCTTGGCATCTTCACCAGGCAAGACAACGGTACGCCCTGCCTTATCATGCCCGATAAGCTTCTCAAGGTTGTAGGCTGAATCAACCACGGCTTCAGGGTCTTTCCAGCCTTTGGCCTGAGCCCAGTTGCGGCGCTCTTCATTTTTAATACCAGTGTACCAATCGCCAGCGTTCGAGGCATCTGTAGTCGCTGACGGCTGTTCTGCTGGCGTTGATGCTTCAGTTGCTGCTGGAGGGGCGCTAAATGCGCTTGCTGCGCTATTCGTCATGGTTTGTATCTTTCATGTTGATGATTTTCGAGTCGTCTAAATGCAGATGATGAACTATCCGCGAATAGACTTCCTGCCGCCCAATTTGTACCGCCGTAGCGATTGGGTCAACTTGTTGTCTTACAGTTGAAACCACTAAAGGACTTTCACCAAACCGTGTGAACTTTCGCAAGTCTTCTAGGACAACTTGCCCCGGTGTCGTGTTGAAAGTCGCGCGGTAAAAGCTTCGGCGCTTTAATAGTTTCGTGAAAAAATCAATCATCAGCCAGATCCGGCAATGCAGATGTAAGTCCATTGCGGAA